GAAGTGATGTAATTTTATATATTGGCGACCACAATGTTGTTGGCACGGGTGCCATTGCAGATTTGCAAAATTTTGATGGGTATAGTGTGCCCACATTAGACCAAGAAATACCCGACCAATTGTTTAACGATTATTCAACAAACCAAACATTTGGTGCGTTAACTGGTGGCAACAATTTTGGGGCAGAAGTGAGCTTTTTGGATTACATGCAAAGGCGGAAAAAACGCCACACCACATTTTTAAAATACGGCATCGACCAATCTTTATTGGCAACGGAATGGGATGCAAATACAACGGGCAATGCCTTGGATAATTTGCTTGGGGATGTGGATGCAATGGTGGCAAGTTTATGGAACCAATATGTGCAACCCCGTGTTCGTGGTTTTATAATTAATGTTGGTGCCCAAGATGTGTTGGCAAATATTGTTCCACTAACGGAAGCAATAATTAACAAAATTAGAACACATTTTAGTTTTTACGAAATGCCCGTAATTGTTACCCGCACGCCCGATGACCCCAAAGGCATGGAGCAACAATATATGGGCGAAGTTTTTGACCACCTTAAAATTGTTGACACAACTGATTTGGCACACGATGCAAATTTTAGTTATCCAGTTTTAACAAGCGATTCGCAAGTAACATTGGGGCAACGATACGCGAAAGAAATGTTACCAATGTTGACTGGGCAAATTGATCTTTTGCAATACGATCCACGGGTTTGGTTCGATGCTAGTTTGGACAACGCAAATGGAAATAAAAGCGTTGTTTTCGATCAAAGTGAATATCAAAACCACGCCACGCAAAATGCGGTTGCATACCAACCCCAATCGGGTGCCACCACAATAAATGGTTTTAATACATATTCGTTTAATAATTCCAATTTGCAGTTAACAAATCCGTTTGGTGCCACGGGCACATCCATTAGCGAATTTTTGTGTGTGTGCGTTATGGTGCCACGAAGCGTGACAAAAAGAAGTTATTTATTTGTTCAAGGTGGCGGGGAACGATTGGTTTGCCATATGCCTTGGGAAAACGGAGTTGGGTATTTTGATTTTACTGCAATTACGGGGCATAGGGTGGACACACGGGATGCCATACCCGTTGACGAATTGCTTGTTGTTGTTATGCAACATTCTTTGGCGTTGGGTGTGCAAGCAATGCGTGTGAATGGTGAATTAGTTCACCAAAATTTCAACACAACAACCCGCACATTAGGAACAACTTTTTATCTTGGTGGGGGTGCAGGTTATTATCAAGAAATGGATTTATGTGAAATTGCTTTTTTTGTTAACAAAGTGGACTTTGACGATGTGCAGAAAATAGAAGGTTATTTGGCACACAAATGGGGCAAAACTTTGCACACTAATCACCCATATAGCTTGCACCCACCCGTTGGTTAATAGACAGAAAAACTCCTTATGATATGGCAGTTGTACAAATTTCATGGAAGGACAACGCGGACAACGAAACCGCGTTCAAAATTTATAAAGGCACGGCAACACCATTGTCGGCATCATCACAACAAATTGCGGAAGTAACTTTGGCGGGTGGCACATGGGCAGTTGCTGAAAGTGCAAGTGGTTTGGCACCCAATGTAACTTTGACAAGCACCAACACGGGCGATTCAGCAACGCAAAACGAAACATTTGTTATAACTTACGAAGAAGGTGTGGCGGATGATTATTATTTTGGCGTTAGTGCTTCCAATGCGGTTGGCGATTCCGATGTGGTAACCAGTTCACCCGCTTTGACCGTTTCCTAATGGGTGAAAATTGTTGTCGCATTATTGGCAACTTTTGCCATTACGGGTTGCATTAGCCGAAAAAAACTTGCCCCGTTTTCGGGTGCAGTTGCGGGCGGTGGCGTTGGGGCATTAGTTGGCGGACCAGTTGGCGGGGCAGTTGGAAGCGGAGTTGGTTATGCAAGTGGTGCGTTATATGATTGGTCAAAAGAAGAAAATGTTGGGGGTGTTAGCAATGCCGAAATGGTTGCTATTTTGCACGACAAATTGGACGGGCACGCCACGGGCACGCATACATTATTGGATGACATTAAACGCTTTTTTATGCTCGGTGCCATAGGTTTGGCGGTTTATTTAAGCATTCCCATTTTCATAAACACCCGCCAAATATGCAAACGCACGGGCAACCAAATAAACAAAAAAGAATGAAGAATTTTTATTTATTAAAAGACTGGTTTCACAAGCAAGATAAACGCAAAAAAATGATTACAATTTTTATATTTATGGTCGTTGGGTTATTGTTACTTGATTGGGTTTTTTACAAATGAAAGATGCCATGCGTGAATTAACCCCAATCGTTGGTGGCGTTGGGGCGTTTGCCACACTTGAATTAACACAATTGAACGATGCCGTTAAACTGGTGATTGGTTTTGCAACTTTGGTTTATTTGGGATTTCGCATTGGGTGGGCATACAAAGAATTTAAAAACAAATAATTGTTATTTATTAAATTATTGCCCCGTGTGCATGTAACGGGCAAATGGTTACAACTTTAACAAGTAACCATTAACACCAACAAAAACATGCCAATAGTAACACCCGAACAATTCACACAAAATTATAATCTTGCCATTGGGGAATTAATTGAAACCCGTGGCGGTAGTTTTAAAGCTAGTTATTTAAGTTGGGCACATGCCACCCGTTTATTAAAAGAACGCCACCCCAACTTGTCGGTTAAATTACAAACCGAAAATGGTAGCCCAATACACAACCACGCAAACCAAGCATTTGTTTTGGCAAGCGTTGTTGATTTGGAAAGCAAATTGGAAACCCCGCCAATATTGTTTCCAGTAATGGACAACCGATTTGACCCAATCGAAAACCCAAGCATAATGGACATAAATTATGCGTGCCAACGGGCAACGGCAAAAGTTATCGCGGTGGTTACTGGCATTGGTTTAAAATTGTATGCGGGCGAAGATATACCACCCGCCACGGGGGAAGGACATATGCCGTCCACCCCAAAACCAAACCCAACGCCCAAACCCGCAAACCAAGTTGCCGAAAGCAACGAAGCACCATTGCCAAACGATGCAAATGCTTGGCAAAACGCGGTGGTGCCAATTGGGAAACACAAAGGGAAGTTTTTAGGTAATTTGCACCCCAAATCACGCAAATGGTTTTTGGAAAAATTTGAGGCAAATACAGATTACCAAGATTCCGTTGATTTTCGTAATGCGTGCAACCAATGCATTGCCGAAACGGGCGAGGCAGAACCGCGGGACGAATTTACCGCCCAAAGTGATGAAACAATTAACGAAATTGCGGAGCAAACTGCTAACGACCCAACCGACCCCGAATTGGACGAAGATGTGCCATTTTGAATGGACATTATATGTCCACTAGTAAACACCAACACACACAAAAAAAATGATTAAAAGCGAAGTACCATACAAACCAAATACCATTGTTTATTTTGCACACGAACAAGGATTAAAAAAAGGCGTTGTGCAAAGCGTTACCTTACAAGTAACCGCCCAAGGCGAAATTGCCAGTTGGCAAATATTAGAATTGTTGCAAGCGGACGGGGAACCCGAACGGGTTATTCACCATGTGCCGTTGGCAAACATTGCAAGCACATGGGAAGTTGCCCAAGAAAAGGCGGAGGCAAGGATATTTAGTTACCGCCAAGCACGGGAACCAAACCCGCTAGTAGATGCCAATGACATGTTTGAAAGTTAAACCCGCCATGTGGATAAAAATAGAAAGCACATTGGGCACAAAACCCGAAGTTTTTATGTTGGCAAATTTGCTAACAATAACACGGGCGGAAGTGGTTGGGCATTTGGTAAACCTTTGGACATGGGTTGACCAAAATACAGAAAACGGGGCAATTAGAGGCACGCCCGAAATGTTGGATGAATTAACAAAAAGCGGGTTTGCAAATGCCTTGGAAAATGTTGGTTGGTTGCAAATAAATGGCAACGAAATGCAATTGCCAAATTTTGACAAACACAACGGGCAAACGGCAAAAACCCGTGCCCAAGTTAATAGGCGGGTGGCAAAACACCGCAAGAAACCAACATGTAACGGCACGCCCGTTACAAAGGCGTTACCAGATAAGATAAGATTAGATAAGAATAAAGAAAATATAAACTACCAAGGTGTTGTTGATTTGTGGAATAAGTTATGCACGCCCAAATTAACAAAAATCACCCCAAAGCGTAAAACTGCCATCAAGGCATTATTAGCGGAATATGATATAACCGAAATCGAACGGGTTTTTGCTTTGGTGCCGACCATACCATTTTTAAATGGCGTAAACGATAGGCAATGGCGTTGTGATTTCGAATACTGCACCAAAATAGATAAATTCCTTAAAATTGCCGAAGGCGGGTGGGCAACAACAACACAACAACAAACCAATTACACCGCATGGAACACCAACCAACACACACAATGAGCGAACCACAAAAAATAATTACAAACCTTGCCACGCTACAATTTCCAAGCGAAGAAATAATGGAACAAAGGCGGGTTGAATATTTGGCAGAAATACAAAACCAACGAAAATGCCAATTGCAATCAATAATGCCCAAGGCGTTTGCAAATACCGATGAAACTAGGTTACCCCAACGGGCATTGGATGTGGCATTGCGTTGGGCAACTAATTACAAACAAGCACCATTGAATTTGTTGTTGGCGGGTAATACTGGTGTTGGCAAAACCCGTATTGCATGGCGGGCATTAGATACCCGTTACATGGAACGGGGTACAAAACCACAACACATTGGGGCGGAAAGTTTTTGCCGTAGATTGCAAAGGGAACCCGATTTAATGTTAAAAATGTGCCACGCATCGTTGTTATTATTTGACGATTTAGGCAAAGAACGCACAACACCAACGGCAGAAAGTGCCATATTTGAATTGGTACGGGAACGCATGGATAATGAATTGCCCACAATATACACAACCAATTTTGCACCCGATACACTAAAACCGCGTTTTGCCCAAAAAGAAACGGGCGAGGCGTTATGCCGTAGATTAATGGAAAGTTGCTATGCATTACCCGTGGAATAAAACAAACACTTGGCACCACACAATTGGTGGGGAAATGCTAGGCACTAGAAACATAAAATTTTGGGTTGAATGCACACCACCACGCACAACCCATCAAAGCGGGAATACAATATTAAAAACAAAAAGCGGGCGTTTATTTGTAGGCAAAAACCATAAGGGCAAAAAGGTGGCAAATCAGTTAATGGCAATGGTGTCGCCATATGCCCCAAGCACACCATTTAAAAAACCAATAAAAGCCGAAATTTGTTGGGTTTATCCGTGGCGTACAAGCGACACCAAAGCAAATAAACAAAAAGGCGTTATTCCGTGCAGTAAACGCCCCGATGCAGATAACATTGCAAAAGGTGTGTTGGATGCATGCCAAAAAGCGGGGTTCTACATAGATGATGCCCAAGTGTACGATTTACATGTGCAAAAGGCATATGGCACCCATCACGGGGTTTATATCAGCATCACGGAAATGGATTATAATGGTTGATGGTGGCGGTAGATTGGGGGATGGCAAATTCATCGAATATACGGAGGATTTTACTTATGACCACGAAACGGCACCCGAAAACGAAAACACCATAGACCAACACACGCTTGCATCATTGGTGCGTGAATTAGATTTGAGTGAATGCGTTGTTGCTGAATTGGAGCAATGGACGGATGCCCAAATAGCGTTGGGGGTGCGGGAATTTGTTAGAGCATTTGTGCAACGCCTATCGCAAACATTACACGGGTTTTGTGTGTTGCGTGCATTAGGTTACCACGCCCACATTGAAGCAAACGGGAAAAAAGTCCAATCGTTGAGACAAATAGCCAAGCACTTTAAATGTTCCCACCAGTATGTTGACAGATTAACCAAGGACTTGGAGCAACAACTTGGCAAGGCATTGCCTAAAGTTTTAGGAATAGAAACTAAGACATACACAATGAATGTGGTGGCACCCAAAGGATGGTTAACATATGGGCAAGCAATAAAAGCCCACGGCATAACCCGTAAGCGTTTATTAAAAGCAATTAATAAAAACCAATTGGTCGTTAAACCATACAAACGCGGGAGCAAAACAATAAATGCCCAAGCACTTGCCAAAGCGTTGGCAAAGCAATAACCACCCAAGTGGTTAATCAATAATATAATGAATTATCCATATTCGGCACATGAGACAAATTGTTCCCACGCAACAAGTTACAACAAAAAAGCCAAGTGCAATCATCATGCCAATAAATGGCGTGTAATTCTATAATAAAATGGAATTGCATATCATGTTGAATGACAAAAGTTTTCGGGGTCTTGCAAAAATGAAAGGGATCTGTTTCATAAATTCTCTGAGTTCCCGAGTGGTCGTCCGTGCATTTTTGCGGGCATCAAAATTTTATGTTTTATATACAAAATAACTAATAACAACACATTATGGAAATGCCGAAATTGGACAATCATACCACATGCGAAATGGTGGACATAACGCAATTAATACCCAACCCAAGAAACCCAAACACGCACCCGCCCGAACAATTGGAAGCACTTGCCAAGGTGTTGCAGTTTCAAGGATGGCGTTTGCCGTTATGCGTAAGCAACCAAAGCGGGTTTATTGTGCGTGGGCATGGGCGGTTGGAAGCGGGGAAATTGTTAGGCGTTAAACAAGTGCCCGTGTTGTTTCAAGATTACAAAACGCCCGCAATGGAACACGCTGATTTAATTGCTGATAATCGGTTGGCAGAATTGGCAACAATGGACAACACTATATTAAAAGATTTGGTGGCAGAACTAGACACGGGTGAAATTGATTTGGGTGTTACTGGTTACACGGAAGGTGAATTAGAAAATTTGGTTTCCCAGTTGCACCAAGGTGACGAAAATGAACACCATGAACAATTGGCAACACGATTTGTAGTTCCACCATTTAGCGTTTTGGATACACGCCAAGGTTATTGGAAAGAACGCAAAGACCATTGGCGGGCGTTAATTGGTGACATGGGTGAAAGTCGGCAAAACACATTGGGCGAAGATGGTGCCATGCTTGCCAGTATTAACAACGGGGTTTCGTTACTTGACCCAGTTTTGGCAGAACTGGCAAACCTTTGGTTTGGTATACCCAACGGCAAAACATTTGACCCGTTTGCGGGTGACACAATTTTTGGTTGGGTGTCACAATATTTGGGCAATAAATTTACGGGCATCGAACTACGCCAAGAACAATGCGATTTAAACAATGCCCGCATTGGCACAAATGGCGGTTCAAAATACATATGCGATGACGGGTTAAATGTTGCCAACCATATTGAACAAAAAAGCCAAGACTTGTTGTTTAGTTGCCCGCCATATTTTGATTTGGAAATTTATTCTAATTTGCAAAACGATGCCAGTAACCAAAAAAGCTTTGGCGATTTTATGAAAATAATCGACCAAGTGTTTGCCAACGCCATTGGGTGTTTAAAGGATAATCGATTTGCCGTTATTGTTGTTGGCGACATTAGAAACAAAACTGGGTTTTATTATAATTTTATTGACCAAATAAAAAGCGTGTTTAACGGCAACGGGTGCCAAACTTACAACGAACTAATCTTGGTTAACACATTGGGCACATTACCGCAACGGGCGGGGCGGTTAATGCAAACCCGAAAAATTGGCAAAACGCACCAAAATGTCTTGGTGTTTTACAAAGGTGACCCAAAGGAAATAAAAACTAATTACCCAAAAATTGAAATTAATGAAACCGAAAATTTATAATTACCAAACTTGGATTGCCCAAACTGATCCACACAAGTTGTTTATGACTTATGAAAAACTATTAAAACAATCGGGGTTTAGCATTTTAAAAAGTTGCGAGCATACATTTAAACCACACGGGTGGACATGCATGTGGTTATTAGGCGAATCGCATTTGGCGTTGCATACATTTCCCGAAAGTAAAACAACTTATTTAGAATTGGCGAGTTGCGTTAAACGCCCATTTGACAAATTCGTTCGTGGATAAATTAGAAACAGAAATTGCGGATAAAATACTGCAAAAGGATTTGGCAAACATTATTGCCAAAGTTAACGCGGGCAAAACATTAACAACGGCAGAACGCAAACTAGTAGAAACAAACCAAACCCGCAAACCTTGGGAGTTGCTAGAAATACATCGAACCAGTTTTTACAAATACAAAAAACTAGGCATGCCCGAAATTATTGAAGATGCCAAAGTGTGGTTGCAAACGCGGGCGGGGTTGGCACAACAAGGTTCGGGAAAAATTAGCATTGGTGGCAAAGAATACACGGCACAAGATTTGTTGGATTTGCGTGGTGAAGTAATGCGGGCACAAGCGGATAATTTGCATTTAAAAAACCAAATGGAAAAATTAAATGTGGCAGAACGGGAAGGTAAATTATGTGATATAGATTTATTAAATGAAACTTTGGTGCGTATTTTATACCCGTTGCGTAAGGCACTTGACCAGTTGCCCGAAAATATTGCACCCGCATTAAACCCCGATGACCCAACCCGTGCCGAAACCATACTGCAACAAGAATTGGACAATATATATGCCGATTTAACCAAGGCACTTTCACAAGATGAACAAGTTAACGGAATCAGCGTGTAAAATCTTTGCCCCAACGCCAAATTTAAGCGTGGCGGAATGGGCGGAAAAGCATGTTTATTTGCCAAAGGAAGTTACACCTTACGCGGGTTATTTCCGTGCGGGGTTTAATCAATATTTAGTGGAACCATTAAACCAATTTGGTAACAAGCAAACGGACAGATTGACAATATGTTTTGCAAGTCAAACTGGTAAAACGACTTTGATGCACATTGGGTTGTTGTATGTGGTAACTAATGCACCAAAACCCGTGTTGTATTTAATGCCAAGTGACCAAAGTGCTCGCCAAATTAGCAAAGAACGAATCCAACCAATGATGCGGGCAAGTGCTGAAGTTAGCAAAGTGTTACCCGATAACCCCGACAATTTTTCCATTTTAACCTACAATTTAAAAACATGTCATGTGCATTTAGGCGGGGCGGGTAGTGCAAGCAAATTGGCAAGTTTCCCATGTGCCGTGGTTTGTTTTGACGAATGCGATAAAGCAAATGTTAAAAACCAAAACGAAGCGGGTGCCATACAATTGGCAAGCAACCGAATAAAAGCATACGGGTCGAGCAAGTTATTTGTTTTGGCAAGCACACCAACCATTGACGATGGTGCCGAAACAATCACGCACCATTTAAAGCAAAGCACATATAAAACTTATCGGGTGCCATGTTTAAATTGTGGCGAATTGGCGGAACTGGGTTTTGGCAAAGACGAAGAAAAGTTTATTGTTAAATGGGACAAAGTAACCACAAACGGGGAATTAGATACAAATGCCACGGCACAAAACGCCCGCTTGGTTTGCCCGTATTGTAAACACGAAGTGCGGGACAACGGCACAAAAAACAAAATGGTTAGTGATGCCCGTGCATGTTGGGAAAGCACAAACCCAATGGCAGACCAACGGCACCAAGGTTATCAATTAAATTCACTTTATTCATCTTATATTAGCATCCAAGATTCTGCCCGCATTTTTTTAGAAGCAAAAGGCACCAACCAGTTGCAAGATTTTCGCAATTCGTTTCAAGCTTTGCCTTGGAAACACGACACCGAAGATTTGCCAAATATTGTAAAATTAAAGGATTTAGAATCGGAATACGCACGGGGCGAAACCCCAAGTGATGCGTTCATGTTATTAACTGCCGATGTGCAAAAATACGAATTTTATTTTATGGTTACTGCACACACTAATGATGGCACATGCCATGTGGTGGACAACGGGCGTTGCGATAATTTTGACGATTTGCAAAGCATTTACAAAAAGTATGAATGTGATTATGCGGGCGTGGATAGTGCTTACAACACGGGGTTTGTTTTGGGTAACATTAAACGCCTTGGAAACAAATGGTTGGCGTTGCGTGGCGTGCAACAATTGCAAGGGCAATTGAACATTGTGCAAGTTAACCCAACCGATGGAATGAAAGACAAAGAATCCATTGGAACCATTACCCGTTTTGATATAAACAACACCCATTTTAAACGCTTGTTGGTACGCATGCGAAACCAAACATTGGCGGGGTTGGCTATTTATAAAAATGCCGATGCGTTATTATATCGCCACCTATTAGCTGAAGTCGAAATAGAACAACGGGACAGAAATGGGCGTACGCAATACGAATTTAAACAAATCGATCGCGAAAACCATTGGTTCGATTGCTTAAATTATGCTTTGGCTTTAGGTTACTTTTTCAAAAAAACACGAAAATTCGGTAAAGTAGACAAACCAACTAATTATAAACGGGCACCACTTAGCGAAGGGCACAAACCCGAAGAAATGTAATGGGAAAAATTAAACAAGGAAGCAGTTTGGACATTAGTGGGTTTGGTGCAGTTATTAAACAACTAAGCAAAATATCGGGCAAAGATTTTGAAACAACTTTAAAGGCGGAGGCGGGGCATGTTTTAAAGGGTGCAATTTCAAGAACACCAGTTGCAACCATTGGCGGGCGTAGAATTAAGGGCAAAATACGGGGTGGCATTGTGCCCCAACATGTGCCCCAAGGAATTGACCATGCGGGTGCAAAAGGTGGCAAACTAATAACAAAAAAGAACGGCAAATTTTACCATGTGGGTGAACCCGTATTGGCGGGCAGACAACCAAATCACAACAACATAAGTGTGCCCAAAGGTGGCAAACGCAAAGGTGGCAAAAAGCGGGGCGGGGCAATTTACAAGCATCCATATCCAAACCAAGATTGGTTAATGCGGGCGGGTTTTCATGGCGATTTTGTGCCCCAACAATTGGCACGGGCAGACAACAAAATTAAAAACATGGGCATTAGTGCGGGTCAATTTTACTGGATGGGCAAGGCATTAAACATAAAATTACCGCCCCGCATCAAATCATTGAAAATTTTAAAAAGTTCCCGCATTGGTTCTTTGGTGCAACCATTTTTGGCATGCAAGTTAAAAACGGGCAAAGCACGCAAAGCGTTCATATTGATGCAAAGCAAAGGTTTAAAAGCTTCCGCCAATGTTGGTGCCCAACGCAAATTGTTGGGTGCAACCCAAGCACGCATCAAGTTTTTTTATCGTGCTATGCACAACGAATGGGTAAAAGATTTGAAAAAGTATATGCCCAAAAATTACCCGTTGCTATTTAAGTAGACAGGAAAACGCCTTATGGAATGTCAAAATATCGAACCGATGAACAAATGTTGGTGTTTTTAAGCACCCGCATCGAACGCCTAGAAAAAACGCTTGAGCGATTGGAAACCTTGGGCATGACAAGCGTTGCAAGTGGTGGCAACACAAAATCGTTTCGCAATGCCGAAGATGTGAAACTTGAATTAGATCGGGCGGAACGCGAATTTAACATAATTCAAGCACGGGTGGAAGGTAACCCAATAAACCCGCATTTTAAGGAAATGGTCGTATGCAACCGAAAACAATACTAGACCAATTCGGTAACCCAATTAAACTTGGTTACCACGCATCCCGCCCAAGTTGGCGGAAACAAAACGATGCATTGGATCGGTCAAGCATTGTGCAGACAGAAGAACGGGTACTTAGTCACGGCAATAGAATTGAACTATTAAGTACATTGCGGGATTTGGAACGCAATAACCCCGTTGCCCGTGCAATTGTGCAAGTGTTTGTTTCAAATCTTGGCGGGTGTGTTTACAAAGACCAAAACAAAGGCGAAACAAGTGAACGCGAAATTCTTTTTAAAAGTTATTTTAAAGCGTGTGAAATTAACGGCACGGGCATGGCAAGTTTGCTCAAGCATATCATTACGGATTTGTTATTAGCGGGCGAAGTTTTTGTAATGTTAACCAAAGGCGGAACAATACAATTGTTGCCAAGTGAACGCATTGGTTCACCACATTTACCAAGCGAACGCAAAGAAAACGAAATCGAAGGAATTGTATTAAACCAGTTTGGTCGCCCGTTACAATATCGGGTGGCACAAATTGTTGACGGGCAAATTGATTACGGGTTGGGCAATTACATTAACGCCAACAATATAATCCACATCGCAAACACCACACGCATTGGGCAATTGCGGGGAACACCAATGTTGGCAAGTGCTTGCAAAACTTTGGAAGATATACACGAAGTGCAAACGGCATTTACTGCAAAGGTAAAAACAAGTTCCGCATTAACTGGTTTTATTACAAGCAACCAACCATATTCCGCTCGTTGGGATGGCAACGAATTTGACGAAGAACCAACCCGTAGCACATATAAAAAACTTTATTCGGGTTCCTTGTTGTTGTTAGAAAACGGGGAAAGCGTGCAAACAATTCAAGGTGGTGCCGTGGATGGCGTTGACACATTTTTGTTAAACCTAATTTCGTTCGCTTGTTCAAGTGTTGGCATAACTGTCGAAAACCTTGTTGGGTGGTCAAACGCATCGTTTAGTTCAAGCAAAGCAACGCGGGCGGTAACCAATCACCGATTTGGGCAAATCCGCGAAATGATTGAAGAAAACTTTTTGCGTAGGTTATGCCGTTGGAGGCAATACAAATGGGAAAATGATGGGCAACTTACACCCAACGAAGCGGAACGGGAATCGTTTAGTTTTAATTGGGGCGGTTCACCTACATTAGACAGACGCCAAGATGCCCAAACGGATGCCATAATTTTAGAAAACAACTTGGCATCGCCAACAACCATATTTGCCAACAATGGGTTGGATTATGAAAAGGAAATGCAACAAGCAATTGATGACAAAAACTTGTTGGCAAAAATGCAACAAGGCGACACGCCAAACGCCCAACCAGTTGCAAGCGAAAATAAATTGGATGTAAAACAAATGATTGAAGCTTATGGCGTTGGTGTACGGGGCGGAACCATTACACCGCAACAAACGGATGAAAACCATTTTCGTGGTTTGCTTGGTTTGCCACCAGTAGAACAACCCGTTTTGGATGCTTGGGAAGCGGATGGCGGGGCAAGGCGACCAATTACTTTAAAAAGCCAAGATGCATTTGAAGCGGAAGAAAATGATGTTATTGATACTGATCCCGTGGACGAAATAGTGCCCGAAATTTAGTTTTTTGGTTCGTAGTACATACAACAACCCGTGGTGTTTTGGGGTATGCATCACGGGTTTTTTTGTGCCCAAGTGTAAAAAGTTTATACAATTTGCAATTATTTTTGCGGTTTTGCTTGCATTACTTGTTATGTATATAATATATTATTTTTACCGCCACGGGGCGTGCCCACATTTTATTTAACACCAACACACACACAACACCACCAAACCAAACACACAAATGAGAAATTGCAGAATTTTCCTTCGCCACCAAACAATCCAAGCATTAAATTTTTTAAACGGGTGGAACGATCAAGAATCAGCGGATCACATTAGAATCCTTTTTGAAAACCACGGCACAACAATTGAAGAAATACACGCTGATTGTGCAACACGCCTTGGAGCATAATTTTAACAACACCCAACACACACACGCCATGAACAAAACACCATTAGCCAAAATAAATAAAAACCAGTTTTTTAAATTAGTGCCAACAAGCACGGCACCCGTTTATCTAAAAAACCATTATGACCGCGAATCCAAAACTTATAGCATTTCACCCGTTGGCGATTACAACCGCGAAAGTTTTAAAAAAGGCAAAATGGTGGTTTTTACTGGTTTTACTTATTAATTAACAACAACACCCAACACACAATGACCATTTTACAATTACTTGCCGACATGGCACATGCCGTAGAATTTGGCGATGCTTTTGAATTTCACCAGTTGCAACAACAAGCAAATCAGATGCGTTTAACAAGCACGGAATTTCAACAAGTGACCAACATTGTTGCCACGCTAGAAATTGCCTTAGAACAAGCACAACTAAATAAACACAACTAACACACACAATGAGCAAAATACAACAAAACGCCCAAAAACGAAAACGCCAACGCATAACAAATTTCATCAGCATGGTGATTTGCATAACCCACAAATACAAGCAACAATGCGACCAAAAATTTGCAGACCACGAAACCATTATTGCGGAATTACGCCAAGTGCCCGCCACCAAACGCACATTAACGGATTTGCAACGCCAAGGAAGATTAACCAGTTTGCAACTTGAATTGAAAGACCAACGGGAAAAGTTGGCACGCATTGCTGACTATTGGCACTTCGGAATTTTAAACCAAGTTGCCGTTAACCACACCATAACGGATTTTTCGGTGGCACAAATGATGCGGGATTTATTTGAGTTTGGTTGCGAATATAACCTAACAAATATGTTGCACGAAATTGGCGAGGCGGAACGCAACGAATTAAATTACTAACCCCAACCAGTTATGGACTTTTATACAATTGCCGAAACTTGTGCTTTAATCTTTTTCACTTTTAACATGGGCGTTGTGTTTTACATAATGCTCAAATCATAAACCAAAAAAAATATGAACCTAATAACACCAACACCACGCACAACCCATTTGGGGTTTCCTATTAACGCCACAACGCCAACTGCACCACAACAAGTGCAAAGCGTAAGCAACCCACCCGCCCGCGAATTTGGCATCCAAGATGTTAGCATGTGCGGGGATGTAAACGAAGTAATGCAACGCATTGGCATTGTGGGCGATTATGTAAAAGAAAACATTGACCATGTTTGCCGTGGTTATTCACTTATTCGCGATGATCGTGGAACACCACTAAGCATTGTAAATTCAAGTTGGGATTTACTGCAACCCGTTGAAACTTTTGCTTTTTTGGATGC